GCAATCGTGCGAGCCTTCTTGCTAATCAAGAACTCCTCTGGAGGCACGTTCTCAATGCGAACCCGACCAACCATCTTTTTTTGTTGAACAACAACATTGTGGATTTGGTTAATCATTGGCTGACCCATCTGGTCTAGCGCAGGATTACCCATTTGATCTAGGATGGGGAATTCTTCTGTGTCTTGCTCGACAATCTCCATTGTGTCGTCAGACATGAGCATCGCCAACTCATCGTTAGACAAGTTGAAGTAACGCTCTTTGGTAATGTTTTCCTCGTCAGACCAGTATGCTTTTACTATGCCATTCTTCTGAAGCAGAGCATCTTTGAACCAATCATGCAGAATGGCTACGCCTTCGTTGTCCCTGTTAAACACCCAGTTACAGTAGTCAGTAGCTTGCTTGGCAGAGGCTTCATCACGAGGGCCTTGTGGCTCAAAAACAACAATGTTGTCTGAGCCTGTAAAGATGCGAACTAAGGATGGCAAAGCACCATCAATTGCTTCGGCTACCTCACCTGTAACGATCTGAGACTTTCCCTCAACTTCATTGCCGTAAGGGGAACGTAAATAAGCCTCTAGTGCTTGTTTGCGCTGCTCTACAGTCTCGCTCTCAATGTAGCCAATCGAGTCATCAATTTCCGCTTGAATTATCGACAACAATTCGTTCTGTGCCATGTTTGTCCTTTGGGGGGCGACCCATTTTGGGCTTTTCCAATTGTAATGCTTTTACCACATTTTCTAACATTTCAAGACGAGTTTCAAGTTCTTTTATCTTAGGGGCAAAATTAGTCCCTTGACGTTCAACATACATTACACAATCCATTTCTGCGGTTTATTGATAGATTCGCCCCAAGATGAATTTCCTTCATCCAGAGCAACAGCGACATATCTCCACGAGTCTGCTGCATGACTATGTTGGTCATGTAGAGGCTTGTTAGAAAACATTTTGGTATTTGGGTCAACATCGTAGCGATAGTGCCTCAAGTTCTGGAGGCCATCAGCGCAGTTTGTTGAGTGGATAAATGCCCTGTCTAACAGCAACCGAGCAGCGTTAATGCCATCAGCAACTGATAGTTTTGGCGTAATCCTGACTGGTTTACCCATGCCTTGCAGAATATCCTTGACCGATTTACCAGTCATATTCTTATTTTCAGCATCGTGAGGCAACCACCAATCTTTATAAACATATCCTTTGTCTTGCAAGACTTGAGCGTAATGGTCAATGGTCTTTTGGCAGTTTTGGTAGAAGTCAATTACTCTAACCTCACCGCCAGCAATCACCTGAACAAACCAGATTGAAGTCATGTCAGCCCATCCCAAATCCCAGAATGTTTGAACAGGGATAGACTTATCAATAATCAGATCACGGATTCTGTTTTCCTCTTGAGCTTTACGCAACTCATTGGCATAGACAGCGCCATCAAGCATTTGCCTTGTATGACCTTCCCACACATTCAGGTAGGAATCCATATCCTTAGCTTTAAGTTGCTCTAACTCATCCTTTAGAACATCAGGAAACCAAGGGTTATCACTATGATTAACATTGACCACAAAAGCGTTGGTAGGAGGGCTAACCACGAACCTTTTATAAGTTTCGTCAGTATCTAAGTCTGGGTTAAATGTCACCCATATCTCAGAGTTAGGCTTACGAATTGTAGGTATCAGGGTTTCCCATGATGTTTTAGATACGGCTTGGCCTTCCTCTACCCAACAAATATCCACACCTTCAAAAGACTTGATTGATGTGACATTGTGCTTAAGGCCAACAAAAGAGAATTCTGAGCCGTTCTTGCCGTAGATAGCCGTTCTTTGTACATCAAACAGATCAGCTACGCCCATGGCTTTGATCTGGTCTGCCAACAAAGCAATCACGGAGTCTGAGATTGAATTCTGCAACTCACGAGCGCATAGAACCCTAATTGGGTTTTGCATGGATAAAGCAATCAATGCTCTAGCAACACTCCAAGACTTAGCAGAGCCACGACCACCATAAAGGATTTTGTATCTCTTTGGCTCAAACAGGAATCCTAGCTTTTCGGGAAAGTCTAGGTTAATTTCCATCAGGACGCTTTAGATTGATGTTGATACCAGAAACCTGAACTGGCCCACCATTAGCACCAGTCATCTCAGTCCTTGATAGCTTAGGAGCAGCATACTCAGCCAACTTAGCAATCATGTCCAAGGCTTTGTAAGGGTCTGGGCGAATGTCTCGGTCTGGGTCACCTTCAGCAACTAATTCTAGCCACTTAGAGACGTTTTCTTTGTTTCCGTCTAGTAGGTCACGAATGGTATCTCTAAACTCAACTGTAGTCCGATTAGGCACACCCTTGGGGCGACCTCTGCCCTTTTGGGCTTCAAATTCGGAATTTCTGTCCCGTAAATTATTCATTTTTGTTTGACTCCTCTAGGGTTGGTCAAGGTTAAGTTAATACTTTATTCTAACAGGTATTTATAAAATACCTTTTGGTATGATTTCATTCAATGGAACATCATAACTTTCAAGTGGCAATGTTTCTAGCAAACTTTCCTTGGGTATATTCATTCTTTGTTGAACAGCCCTAGATTCCGCCTCTCCACCTAATCGCCTATAAATCTCATAGTCAGATAACGACTCTAAATTTTTGTATTTGTTTTTAATCTTACTAGACTCTCTAGCATCCTCACGATACTTTTCCATTTCCCTGCTAGCTTTACGCTTCAAAGACTCAAGTTCTTTTAGCTCTAAATCTATAACATCTCTAAATTTACCTTGATTAAATTCTTTTTCATAAATCATTTGAGCAGCACTTCTTAGCCAGTTCTTTTGCTCATATCCTGACCTTTTTGGCATTGCACCTAATTCTTGACGAATTTCGGATGAATACTCATAAAAAGGACTCATGTTTGTTATTTGACTTGGAGTTATGTTTTGTCTTTGCGTAAGTTCTCTAAGTTTGTGCATATACAAACCCTTACTAGCTTTTCCATACTTATCGGCAGCATCCTCAAACATTGACTCGCCAAGTCTTAAAGGATAGATTTCTTCTCTAAAACTACCCTTCAAAAGACCTCTTGCAACATCTGGATTTCCACCTTTAGAAAACCCCTCTATCTCTTGAACTGCGTGTTGCACTTCATGAAGTAGTGTTGATTTAATTTCATCTGGAGTTCTATCTCCAAGAATTCTAATTCTTTGTTCCGCAGGGTTAAAAGAACCTTTTGTACTACCATCTGCTAGTAAACCAGAAACTCCATAATTCTTTAATTGCGGATATGCCTCATAAAGCTCTGGATGATTCAAAACATCTTGCAATTGTGTAACATTATTTACTTGCTGACTGTAAACTTGTTGAGCATATTTTCTTGCCTCATCTTCTAAATTTCCTTCTGGCAATGTGTCGCCTTGCTCATACATCTTTGTTTTAATGTACTCATCATAGGTTTGCTTTGGACTAGTTACTTTTGGCAAATTCTCAAGATTTACTAATGCTTCCAAATCGCTAATTTCTGCACGAGATTTACCTTCTGGGCCAAAATAAATGCCAGTTTTTTGTAAAATTTCTTTTTGTGGAACACCTTGTTCTTTTAAAATTTGCGCTTCTAATTCTTTCATATAGTCAAAATTTCTAGCATTTCTGCCAGTAATAATTTGACTTGGAGTTCCTTGCGCTAAATCTTGAAGCAGTCCAGCAGGTAAACCACCACGCTCCATAATCTGTGGTACTACCCTCTCAGCTACTCGCTCACCAGCACGACCAACAGCCATAGCCGCTTTATTTGCACCCGATGGTACTGGAGACAGCGTAAGCAATGCGTCAGCAGTCTCAGACTTTAGCAATGGCACATTGGCACGATTTACATTGGTGAGACTGTTTAGCAATGCTGTAGGACTATCAGCGTATGCGGCTCGCTCTACTGTCTGAGGGATTCCTGTGCTTTCCAACAAACCAGCCAAACCTTGCATTTGCTGAGTTCGTCTTTTATCCTTCATGTAACCAAGCAAACCTTGAATTACATCATTAGATAACCCTGTTAATGGGTTGGCATAAGGAGTAACCCTTAGTTCAGCCATTACTTCATCCTGCCCATTTTCTTAGCAGCTTCTGCCATAGCAATCGCAATAGCTTGGTCACGGCTCTTGACAACCTTGCCACCCTTACCAGAGTGCAGAGTACCTTCCTTATATTCACCCATGACCTTGCCAACTTTTTTCTGACCAGCCTTTGTCATTTTCATGTTGTTCACCATTTAACTTTGTTTGCCCAAAACGCTGCGCTCATCTTACCTTTGGCAATATTCTCCGCATGACGAGCCTTGAACGCTTCGTTACGCTTCGTGCCATCAGCAGAACCTTTTACGCCTTGCTGACCAAAACGAATTAGCTTCACATCCTCACCAGACTTTGCCAAAACAGCGTGAGACTTGGTTGGATGGTTAGGAGTTCTCTTAGGCTTGTTATAGCCAGAAAACTGCTCTGTGCCTCGTTTAATCACTTTTTAGGCTTCTTTGCTTTGTTCTTTGCAGTTCTTTCCCCACGCACAGGTTTAGTCTTCTTCTGCATCAACTTCTGCATCATTTCCAGAGCTTGCTGATTTGTCGTTCCCATCATATTCATCCTCGGTTATTGGCCCACCTGCTATCCATGCCTCACAAGTTCTCTTGGAAGCACACTTAAAATCAAATACTTCGCAGTAACCTAAGTCACCAGCGTCAATCACTTCCCAAGCATCCATCTCCTCGCCATTCATCTCCAAGCCTGACTCAATGCAAGCAAGCATCTTTGGTGTTTGGATAAAGGCTGAACAGTTACCACAGCGAGACTTCTTAGCCTGATCTGGGGAGTTTCTCCATGTCTTACTGATCTCACGCCAGTAATCCATGTTGGCTTCGTTGGGATTCATTGGGCCATAGTTAGCCTTGTCGATGGCCTTCTGACGATTCTCAAGATTGACCTCTACATCACCTGTAGCAACAGGGCAAGCCTCGCCTTTTTTCTCTTGGCTTTGTATCTCAATTTCAATCTTAACGGATGGTTCTAGCAAGCCTGTCATGGCAATCCTCATGGAGTTTGTACTATTTTCGCACAAAAAAAGAGGGCATACAAGCCCTCAAAACTCATGGCAACTGAGTGCCTCTATCCTATCAACTTTCTCAGGGTTTCGTTTAAAACCGACATTTCTGTGTGTTTATAAACCGACCATATCCTAGCTTGCCCATGAATCCCATTAAAAGAACCTTGGTGACAATCCTTACATAGCGGAATACAAAGATACTGCTGGTGCTGCTCAATGTGGTGAGCATCGGATGGCCCTGCCTGACCACAGACTCCACAAGGCATCTCTTTCACCCTTGCTAGGTGCAGTCTCTCACGGCTAGAAAGTTTGTTATTCAATCTCTACCACCAGATTCCCATTTGACTTTATGT